GTGGACTGGCTCTGTGAAGTTTCGTTTTCAGATTGTAAAGTCTGATTTTCACAAGGGGAGGATTTTGGTTCGATATGATCCCAATAATTTTGATGCCGCTGTTGAATATAACACCAATTATAGTCGTGTTGTTGATATTGCGGAAGAGGATGATTTCGAAATTGTTGTTGGGTGGGCTCAAGCGCAGGCTTGGTTGCAGTGTGGCACTTTGAGTGACACTACTGTTAATTTTAGTGATTCTCTTCGCTTGGCTCTGACTCAGGATCTCGTTAACGGGATCCTGGAAATTGATGTTTTGAATGATCTTGTGTGTCCTTCAGTGGATTCGCCGATCAGCATCAATGTGTTTGTGTCTATGTGTGAGGATGCTAAGTTTGCAGCTCCTTCTAATGTTAAGCTTAATGATTTTCATGTTTTCCCGGAGCAGACTCCTTTGCCCTCGCAGAGTGGTATGCTTGATGGGACTGAGAATCCATCGAATGCTATGACAGATCGGCCTACTGGGTCGAGTACATTGCAGACGATTGCTGCTGAAAATCAGGAGGCTGATCAAACTTATGCTGTTTGGTATGGAGACCCCCCCACAACTATTAGGGAGTTGTGTAAGCGTTATGTTCTCACAAGATATTGGTTCACCAATGCCCCGCCTAATGGTATAATGCGCATCAGTAAGTTGTTAAATAAAGATGCGCCGTACCAATCTGGTTGGGATCCTAACGGCATTGACGTCAGTGACGTTGATGGAGTCACGCCTTTGAGTGTGGTTGAGAAGGATTATTCATCTTGGTGGTCGCCATGTTACGCTGGGGTCGTGGTGCTCGTCGTAAGAAGTATTTGTTTTCTAACGGTTCGAGCTCGGCGCCCAGCGTTGCGCGTGCGGAGTATAATGCTACTGGCAATGGTGTTTTGACAGATCTTAATCTGGATTATGCCACGTCAGCTGCCCGCATGACTAAGTGGGCATCCTCCCGAGCCGTGCCCAATAGTGGTGCTGGTTCCTCTGCAACTAACCTTGAGGTTAATAATACCATTGAGGTTGAGTTGCCGTTTTATGCTCCTGAGCGTTTTCGCGCAGCACGTCTTGTGCAGGCGCAGTCTCTGCCTTCTAATAGTCATGTTGTTGCTACATTTAGTAGAACTAACAACCCGACTACACAGGAGGTAGGGAATGATTCTTTCCGTACTGAGTACCAGCAATGGGATGCAGTCGGAGAGGATTTTTCGCTGTTGTTTTTTACGGGAGCTCCGATCCTCTATAATTATGTGGTTCGCGAGTTCTCGTAAACTGGGAGCTTTTTAGGCTTTTGATAATCCTACCTATCTAATGAGGATTATTATTTTTACGGCTTTTGGTAATCCTACCTGCTAATGAGGATTATCTTTTTGGGCTTTTGGCAATCCTACCTATCTAATGAGGATTGTCTTTATGGCTTTTTAACAATCCTACCTGCTAATGAGGATTGTTTTGATGCTTCATGCTTGTACGATAGGCAGCATGAAGAAATCTATCCGGTGGCCGGATAGTGCGTGTGTAGCAGCACGTGAGACGAATTGACACACTTGTGTTGGTCTGGGTGAATCCTAGGGACTTCGTCTCTAGGTATACCAGGTCACACATTTAAGAGTCAGACGGTCTCGAAGTACTTAGC